GAATGATACGGCAAGTGGATGTCGCCCAGCACGGCGATCTTCGCGTCACGATTCAATTCGTTCTTAACGATGTGCGGAATGAAATCGGATTCATCCGAGGGCGGGATGAAATGCGATGGCTCCGACTTCTCAACGAATTTATTAGACCTTACTGCTTTGGCTAAATTGTTCGCACCTTGTTTGCCGCGCAGATACCTGATGCTAGTTCGCACGTTCTCTAATTTTGATTTAAGCCAGACATCGGGATTATCAGCGATCAATTTTCGCGCAATCGTGCGACTCGGCAGATCATTCCATTTTAACAGCGCGTCTCTTATTATCTTGGATTCGATTTCTTGCATAAGAAAGGCAGAGCGTTTTTTGCGCTCTGCCATAAAGATTGACTGCCCATGAAGCGTTTCGCGGGTCTCAGTTGCCGCGTGTCCATCTTTATAATAGTGCGGATGTTAAATTTGACAACTGAGGCGCTTTACGATGACCCCGATTATTTCATTTGCTGCCGTAGCGGATTCCAAGATTGATGCCGAAGCTGGCGTGATCCGTGGCGTTTCGCTCATTACCGTAGGCCCAGCCCTCGGTCACGGCGTTGCGATTGATCGCAAGACGCTTGAGCAGGTTAAGACCGCTGCCGAGTTATATACCGGCGGTCTGAAGGTGAAACTCGATCACTCCGGCGGTGCGGGTGATATCATCGGCTACATCGACACGATGCGGATCGAGGGCGACAAGTTGCTGGGCGATTTGCACTTACTGCAAAGCTCGCCGCACCGCACCTACATCCTCGAAATCGCGCAGCGCATCCCCGACACGTTCGGTCTCTCGATTGCGTTCTCCGGCCCAAGTGAAGTCGGCGCGGATAAAAAAACCATTTTGCAGCGTTGCTCTGAGATTTACTCCGTAGACCTCGTGAGCGAACCCGCTGCCAATCCAGACGGATTCTTTAGTCGCAAACTCAAGGAACTTGAGAGCGTGATGCCGAAGAACGAACCGTCTGGCACTCCACAATATAATAATCCTATGAATGAAGATGATAAAAAGTCCATCGGTGGCATGATTGAATCTGCTATGATGGCGATGAATGATCGCCTTTCCAAGCTGGAAAGCGCAATGGCTCCTGCCGGTAAGGTTGAAGCCGATGATGAGAAGGTCGCTGAAATGAAAGCGAAGAACGACATGATCACGAACGCCGCTAACGAAGGTGCGCTCGCGGCCATCCGTGAATTTAGCAAACAGTTCGGCGCTCCTGCTGCTCCTGTTGCTTCCGCTGAAGCTGTTAAACCAGCCGATGCAGTCAAACGCAGCTTCGAGCAAATCGTCGCTGACAAATCCGTCGAGCTGAAGGGCAACAAGTCTGCTGCCATTTCGTTCGCGGTTAAAAACCATTCTGCCGAATACACCGACTATCGCGCCCGCGTTCAGTCTGGCGAAATCGTCAAACTCTAATCCTAAACTAATATGTCTACCCAATATCTTAACAGCGGCACGTTTCTGGCTAACTCAGCCTTGACCGCTTTCCGTCTCGTGACGATCTCCAGCAACCTCGGCGTTGGCCTTTGCGCTACCGGCGGTGTTGTTGACGGCGTTACTCAAATCGACGCAGCTTCCGGCGACTACGTCACCGTTGGCTTCCTCGGTAACAATACCATCAAAGTCGCTTTGCTCGCTGGCCCAGTAACGGTCGGCAACACTCTGTTCGCTGTCGCTGGTGGCCTCGTTGCCATCACCGGCACGGTCACCGTTGGCAAATCACTTAGCACCGCGTCTGACGCGAATGCCGTGGTTGAAATCCTTCCTCGTAACCTTTAATTTATAAACTACCATGTATAGTAATTCTGCTGCAGTGTTTCGTGGCGATATCGCCGGTGTTCTCGAACAGTCCAAGGAATGGGAGAGTGGACTCATCGGGGCAAAGATCATGCCGGTGCTGAACGTTCCTGTTCGCGCCGGTCAATATCCTTCTTTCCAACTCAAAGAAGGTCAGTTGCTCAAGAGCGACATCAAACAGCGTGCGGTCGGTGCATCTTACGCTCGCATGACGAACTCTTACAATCAAGAAACCTATCAATGCCAAGAATTCGGTGTGGAAAATCCTATAGACGATACGGTGAGTTTGGACGTATCGAGATTTTTCGACGCCGAGGTTATGGCCGCAAAACTCGCTCAGCGCAAGTTGATGCTTGGTCACGAGCTTCGCGTTGCTGCGAAGATTTTTGACTCCGGCACGTTCACCGCGACCAATTCTGGCACGGCTTACACGACCGCTAACTTAGCCACGTTTGACGTAGGTCTCGACGTGCAGGATGCCATTGACCGCTTGCTCGCCAAGGGTGAGTCGGCGTCTAACCTAAAGGTCGTCATTCCTTACCCAGTATGGACGCGCATTCGTGCCAGCACGAAGTTCCAGAACCGTTTACGCGGCGCTGGCATTTCGAGCGACACGATCTTGAACGCTTCGACACAGGCTGCGGCTGATGTGTTCGGCGTGCAAGAGGTGCTGGTCGGTCGCGCCTCCTATGACTCGGCTCCTGAAGGTGTGGCGTTCGCTGCCGCTAATGCGTGGGCGAATACCTACATCTTCGTGGGTTCAGTCTCCGAGGGCAGCGCGGGTTACTTCGGCGGCGGCGCTGGGTTTACCTTGAACTGGTCGGAGTATGGCCCTGCGTTTGGTGTTAGCACCTACCGCGAGGAGTCGATCAAATCGAACATCGTGCGCGCTTCGCAATATGTTGCCGAGAAAATCGTCAATTCCAATGCCGGTCAGCTTGTCACCACTCAATACAGTTAATTTATTAAATTAAATTGGTGAACAGAGCCTCACGCTTAACTGCGTGGGGCTTTCTGTTTTTGACGGTTCGTATGATACCTCATGCGCCTATCTCTCTGCGTTATTTGCGGCAACGAATCGGAACACATCTTGCAAATGCTCAATTCGTTTGAGCCGATCTTTGATGAGCTATCGCTGGTGCGAGCTATCGGTGGTCAAGAGCCGGACGACACCGTGGATAAGGCGCGTGCGTGGTGCGGCGAGAACGGCAAGGATTTCCTGTTCTCGGAATACATCAACACTCTGACCGCACAAAAATGGCCGCACGTCGATTCGTTCTCGGACGCTCGCAATGCGGCGTTCGCTCAAGGCACAGGCGACTGGCTTTTGTGGGCTGACTGCGACGATCTGATCGAGGGGACTAGTATGTTCCGCGAATCGCTTAAAAGCGCCAAGGACGACGTTCTAATGGCACGCTGTCCGTATGATGTCAGAGGCTCAAACAAGAAGCTGCTTCGCGAGCGCGTTATCCGGCGATCAACCTTTGAAGCCGGACGCCGCTGGCATCACGACGTTCACGAGAACCTGCTCCTGCTCGCTAACGATAAGCACGAGGACTGGCAGCAGCCGGTTTGGATACACTCGCCCAACGTGATCAAGCGAGCGAACCGAAAGCGGAACTTGAAGATTCTTGGCAAGTCGGTCGCGGAATCGGCAACGCAATACTTTTACATTCACCAAGAACATTACTGCGACGGCAATCGACCGGCGGCAGAGCAGTTCGGCAAGATCGCGATCTCGTTCCCGAATCTAGAAAGCTCGTTCCGTTACGAGGTGTTGCTAAATTTAGCGCGTATTTCCGGCATCAACCGCGAGGCGATGCAGTATGCTTTGCAAGCGCACGGCGTTTTCCCTTGGTGTCGCGAGGCGATTGCTACTATGATACTATTGCATTTTGAGAGGCAGGATGCCAAGCGAGCGTCTTACTGGGCTGAGACTATGCTGAAGCTCGATGTGCCGAGCGTCGCGGATCGACCGTGGACGCACGAGCGCAAATGGTATGACTGGGCTGGCTGGGATTTGGCAGCGCGTGCGGCACGGCTTTCCGGCTTCACGACGCTCGCTGAGATACGCCAAATGCATTGCCATAAAACAGAGGAGCCAAGGATCACGCTTCTGCACGCGACCAAGGATAACACCTCAAACGCGGTGGCTTGCCGTGACGCTTGGCTAAATGCCGCGACCGATCCGGCGCACGTTGAGCATATCTTTGCAATCAACTCCGACGACGAAACCAGCACGGTAATGGTCAAGCAATTCCAGCACGTTAACGTGAAAGGAACGCTCGACGACGCGCTCAATTCAGCCAGCAAGAAAGCGCGTGGGAATCTACTGATCGAGGTGCGGGATAACTACGCGCCAGCGTTGCAATGGGATTCAAAACTTTTTGATTTGATCTCAGGTCGTGACCTCAATTCTACGCCACTAAGGATCAAGATCAAGGAGGTCGATCAGCGCATAATTTCTCGCGCACAGTATCGAGCGCAAGCCGAGGTGTTCACCGCATCGGAGCCGGACTGCGAGGTCTTGGAGGCGGTGGAAAGGATCACGCTCATTCGGTGAAAGCGATTGTAATTTGCACGACGCACGGCAAGTGCTTGCCGGTCATGCTGGCCTCAATCTCGGAATACGTTCCGCGTGATGTGGTGGTTTATATCGCTGGCTCAGACTTGAAGTTGCCGAATCACCAAACGATTAACCTGCCGAATGACGCACGCAATTTTGGCGATGCTTACAACGCGGCGGCAGCGATTGCGTTTGCACGCTTCGATGAAATCGTGATTGCAAATGACGACATCGTTTTGACTCCAACTACATGGAGGACACTCGCTTGCGACGTTTCTTTCATCAAAGAAAAGTTTGGCGATCACGGCATTGTTGCGTGTCGATCTGATTACGCAAGAGGCACGCAGAACATACGCTGCGGAATCGGTAAGATTAACTTTTTGAGATACGAATCGGAGGCGCAAATAATTGTCACGGATGTGATCGCGCCGATCTTCGCGCAGGTTACCCGCAGCGCTTGGGTGGATTTCCCACCGATCAACTGGTTCTCGGACGACGTGCAATGCTTGGACATGAAACGGAATCACTATATTTCCCGCGCTTACGTTCATCACGTCGGGTCGCAGACTTGCGGCGATGATGTCAAAAAATGCTTAGACGATGCCGAGCCGTGGATTAAAGCGAATCGCCCAGAATTGCACGCTAAGTGGTTTCTTACAAACGGAGCAATGGTATGAGCAGCGTCCGAGACTTCGATCCCACCCAGCTTGCCGCAGACTATCTCGGCATCCTCGATCAAGCTGGTATCACGTTCACTTACCAAGGCAACACGGTGACCGGCATCTGGTCGTCGGCTCGTAATGCGTTCGATGACTTCGAGGATCAGCGTCGTGCGGATTCTAAGTTCACGATTTTCTTAACGACTGACCAAATTGCAACGACTCCGGCGGTGTCGCAGACCTTGCTGCGTTCCGGCGTGACTTACTTTGTCGAGCGCGTGACGTTAGACGCCGAGGGGACTGGTTGTGAAATTGACGTGTGCAAAAATATATGATCACGGTTGATTTCAACACCGCAAAATTGAATGGGCTTCTTGCTCAATTAGCTGCTACGGCAAAAGTTGATCTTGGCAAAGTTATCAGAGCCGAGGGCGGTAATCTTGCTAGAAATATAATGCTGATTATTCCTCCGACGACTGGAAAGGGGGATATAAAACCAGAGAAACAACCGCGAGGCGCGGGAATGACTAAAGCTGCACAAGAGCAAGGATTCAACGCGATCAAGAGTGATTTGTTCGGTGGATCAAAAATGGCGAAGAGTAGTTCCATTGGTCTTTTTCAAACGATTGGTGAATCAGGATTGAGAGAACCGCGCAATCGCACGCATGAAACATTGCGCGTAAGATTAGGAAATAATGATAGCAGCAGAAGCGTGAAGATTATGTCAAAATTCTGGCGCCCAGAAGCGAGTAAAGGAGAAATGGCTAAGTTTAGAAAACTATATCGGAATAAATATGGCAGAACTGGGCAAGTATCGCAAAACACGATTGGTCGATGGAGGGTGCAAGATCAAATGTGGGTTAGCAAACAAAGCGCAGATGCTTATTTCGGCATCTTAAAAAACAGAGTCGGTTGGAACAAGTCCGGATTTGCTGCTGCTGCTATTGCGTGTGGAATCAGAGTGCCTTCGTGGATTAGGAAGCACGCTAGATCATCTGGTCGCGTGTCTTTCAATTTTGGGCCAAACCCATATGTGATTGCAACAGCTACGAAAAATTCGATTCCTAACATTCAGCGTTATGTTGACGGAGCTTTACTCGCTAGAGAAAAAATTACCTTACAAAAAATAAACCGCATCTATGGAAACAAGGCGGTCAATTTAGGATTCGCGAAAGTTAGAGGCGATGGAACAATCGACTACAATAAATAATGAGCATCCGCACAAACATCCGCACCGCTACTGCTAACGCTTTGACTGGCGCGAGCGTAGTTGTCACCGCTAACATTCTTAAAGGTCGTAACAACACGATTGCCAGCGTCAGTTTTCCGTCGGCTGCGGTCTACGCCGTGCAAGAGCAAATCGAGGTGCGATCACTAGCGCCATCGAATCGCGTGCAATATCGGCAGCTTTCCTTGATGGTCGATTACTTCATCGCAGAAAGCGGAACCTACCTGATCGACGACCTATTCGATACCGGCAGCGCAGCGGTCGAGGCTGCTGTTTTAGCCGATCCCACCCTCGGTGGCGTCTGCTCCGACCTACATTTGACAACGGTCGATTATGTGATCGAGCCAGATGAAGATCGGCGCTGGGGCGTCGCTCGTCACACTTTTAACTGCATCTACTTAACCCAAGACTAATATGGCAAACCATCTAGGACGCGAAGGGATCGTAAAGATTTCTAGCACCACCATCGGCGAGTTGAAAAATTACTCGCTTTCACATTCCTCTGACACCGTTGAGGATTCTATTATCGGCGACATCTACCGCACGCGGGTCGCGACCATGAAAATGTGGTCAGTCTCCGGCGATATGTTCTGGGATGAGGCCGATGCCGGTCAGCTTCTAATGACCATTGGCAGCAGCGTGACGCTTAACCTCTACCCAGAGGGGGCAACGACCGGTGACGTGTATTACAGCGGCAGCGCAATCGTCACCAAGTTCGATGTCACCGCAAACTTCGATGGTCTGGTCGAGGCTTCGACCGCATTTGAGGGCAATGGCGTTCTGTCAACTGTCACGGCTTAATCTGAGGAACAAACAATGGACGCAATCGACCTAGTTCGGGAACACTTCACGTCGCTCGGCACAAAGCGCATCGACGTTCCAGAATGGAAAATGCAGATTTATTCTACCCCAGTTACGCTGGGCGAAAAGAATCGTCTTTATCGCAAGTCGAAAGACAACGATATGGAATTGTTGGTAGACATCTTGATTGCCAAGGCGTGCAACGCTGAAGGCATTAAGTTATTTACCATCGAGCATCGGATCACGTTCCTCAACAAAGCCGACAGCAACGTGGTTGCTCGCGTCGCAAATGCTATTCTCTCCGAAGATTCTCCTAAAGTTGATGATCTAAAAAACTAATCGGCGGCGAGCAAGGAGCCGACCTTCTCGCCGTTTACGCAATCGCGGAACGACTCGGCAAGTTCGCTTATGAAGTATTGGAAATGCCAGCCGAGGAGTTATCCGGCTGGCTTGCTTATATAAATCACCTAAATCGACTCAAAAAAAATGGCCGCTGAAGCAACATTTATTCTTAAAGCGGTTGATGCGACGAAGCAGGCTTTTGCGAGCGTGCAGAACTCGCTCACAAAGATGAACGCCACCGCAAAAACGGTGGTTGCAAGTTTCAAGGGATTTATCGCGCTTACAGCGATAATTCAAATTGGAAAAAGCATAAATCGAACACTTGAAGAAGCTGAAGCAAACGCGCAAAAATTAGGAAAAACTCAGGAAGAAATTGACAAGTTGACTCGTGCGACGGGGTTTATTGACAACGCTTTCAAGGCATTAAAAGAAACGCTGCTTTTGGGAGTAGATCGTGTTCTTGAATTAAAAGATGCGATTACCGGTGTTACAAAAGTTGATTCAGCGGGAATTGCAGATCAACTGCGCTTGGATCGCGATAAACCAAAAATCGTCGACGTTACTGAAACAATTTTAAGACTTAGAGAACAGTTGAATTCTATTGGGGACACTCCTTCTCAAGCTTTTGCGCGTCTAGGTGCAGAAATTGAACGAGTAAACAGCGCCTCAAAAGATATTACGTTATCCGCTGAGTTAGATGCGTTAAATCGTGAAGCAAAAACGTTAGAAATTACCGCTGAACAAACCAAAATTGCTCAGAGTGCTTTTGTTGATTACGAAAAATCGGTTTTGGCTGTAAACGAAGCCTTCGAAAATTTTCAGATGGAGCAAATGTCCGCTGAGCAACAACAGGCTAAAATAATTCAACAGGTGATTGATCTAACTGCTGAAATCGAAGCACTACAATCAGTGTTACCGGAAGACGGCTCGTTTAACATTTTGACTGCAACCGCAGAAGAAGTGGCACAATTTGAAAAGTTGACTGAACTGCAAGAGCGACTGGTTAAAACGATAGGAAAGCGAAAAGTCGCTGAAACTGATTTCCAAATAATTGCAAAGAATACAGGCGACATTTTAGCAAGTGGTTTCGAGGACGCAATTTTTTCTGGTCAAAAATTAAGTGAAGTAATTAAGGCGCTTGGTTTAGATTTGATGCGGATGATTTTTCAACAGATGGTGACAGCGCCACTTGCAAGCGGAATTTTTAAGGCATTAACAGGTAGAGCGATGGGTGGCCCAGTATCTTCCGGCTCGCCTTATGTCGTTGGCGAGAAAGGCCCAGAGCTATTCGTGCCAAACAGCAGCGGTTCAATCATTCCAAATAGCAAGATGGGCAGCGGTTCTAGTGGCGCTGGTGGAACAAACGTAAACGTGACCTACAACATCGCCTCCGGCGTGTCTCGCTCCGATCTTGCGCCGATCCTTGAACAGCAACGCAAGTTACTCAAAGCGGAGATTCCCGACATGGTTCGTCGCGGTGGTGGCTACCGTGCAGCGTTTGCTTAATAAACATCATGGCAATTTCCTACCCACTCACACCTCCGGCGGCGCTCGTTGCGTCTAAGCTAATGATTACTGGCGTGAGTTCTACGCGCCGGAATATATCGCCTTACACGCTGCAATCTCAGCAATACAACTGGACTGGTCAAGGCTGGCTTGGCTCGGTTGAGTGTCCACCGATGGTGCGCGCCGACGCGGAAGCGGTGATCGGGTTCCTGCTTGCAGCGCAACGCGGCACGTTCTACTTTCAAGATTACGCAAATCCAAATCCTCGCGGTGCCGTAACAGGCACGTTGCTGGTTTCAAGTGCGACGGCTAACGATACGACGCTCGGCTTCAGCGGCGCGACTGGCAATTTCGCGGTAGGCGACTGGATTCAAATCTCGACCTCGCTTTACAAGGTAATCCAAGTGAACTCGTCATCGAGCGTAGATTTGTTTCCGTTATTGCGTGCAAGTTACGCGGTCAGCACACCTATCACTAAGGTCAACGCAAAGGGCGTGTTTCGATTGCAGGAACCATCGACGCAATGGAGCATCGAGTTAGCTAACATTTACGGCATGAGCTTTAGCGTAGTCGAGGACATTGCGTCATGAGCATCACAACCGCTGGCAGATCACTGAGCAACGACATGGTGACGGAGGTTTCCGCGTCGCAACTAACACCGATCTTGTTAGCGTCGTTGGAGTTTTCTCCGGTGATTTATCTTTGGAGTGGTTATGGAAATCTGGTCTACAATTCGATCACTTATTTGGGGACTGGTGAATTTGGAACGATCTCACCTATCGAGGAAACGACCGATCTTTCGTCTCGCGGAATTTCTTTGGAACTTTCAGGTGTTTCAACAACGCTAATTGCTGAAGCTCTTACAGAAAATTACCAAGGCAAAAACTGCACGGTGCTATTCGGTGCGTTGAATTCAAGCGCGGCGCTGGTATCGACACCGATTACGATCTTCTCTGGTCGAATGGACGTGATGAATATCTCGGATGACGGAACATCGCAGACGCTAACGATGACGGCTGAGAATCGGTTAATGGATTTTAGGCGTCCTCGCGAGGTTCGTTACACACATCAAGAGCAGTTGCAGTTACGAGCCAGCGCAACCATCGCCGATCTTGGTTTAATTTACGTCAATGCTATCCAAGAAAAAGAAATTTACTGGGGCAATGAAAAGCTCGCTGCTCCAGTAATGAGTAATGGCGGCGGCGACTATGGCCCAACAGAATACGCATGATGACTCGAAAAGAAAATTGGACTGACGAGCTAGTCGCTTTCATCGAGGAGCGTCGGCACGAGCCGTTCGCGTGGGCGAAGAACGATTGTTGCTTGTTTGCGTGCGACTGGATTAAGCGTGCGACTGGAACTGATCCGGCGTTTCAACTGCGCGATCAATATCATTCCGCAATCTCAGCGCATCGACTTATCAAGAAGCACGGCGGCATTATCGGAATCGTGCGTAACTACGGAGAGCCATGCGGGATCGAGCGCATCGAGTCATCAATGGCGCGGCGCGGTGATATTATCGTGAGCGATTGCGGAGATGGCGACTGCATCGGGGTTGTTGTAGGCGCAGAAGCGGCTTTTGTTGGAGTTAGCGGATTGCTTTTTAATACGCTAAACGGAGAAAAGAAATCAACCTGCTGGAGACTTTAATTTTATGCCACAGGCATTACCCCTTTTACTCACTAAGATTGTTGTCGCAATAAAAGCAATTACGGTTGCTTCCATTCTGAAGTTTGTCGCGGTTACTGCTGCATCGATGGCGGTGTCAAAGCTGCTCGCGCCTAAAGCTCCGAGCTTTTCAGATTCATCAATCTCGACTCGCTCGCAAATGGTGCGCTCGCCGATCTCAGCGAGGCAAGTGATTTACGGTCAATGCAAAGCGTCAGGCGTGATCGTTTACATCTCGACGACTGGCACAAAAAACGAGTTCCTGCATCTCGTGATTGCGATTGCCGGTCATGAGTGCGAAGAACTCGGCGACGTTTATCTCAACGACGAGAAAATTATTACAGGCTCCGGCAACACGGTCGATGGCGGCAGCAGATATCTTAACAAGATTTCAATCGTTAAGCATCTTGGAACGACTCCGCAGACGGCTGACGCGGCGTTAATTGCTGCGACGACAGGCTTAACCGCTGACACAGGGCAATGGACTTCCGCGCATCGCTTAGACGGCATTACATACATTTACGCGAAACTGACATGGGACGCTGAAATCTATGTCGGCGGCATCCCGAATATTTCGTGCGTCGTAAAGGGAAAAAAGGTTTATGACCCGCGCACGACGACAACGGTTTACTCTGCGAATCCTGCGCTCGCGGTGCGTGATTATTTATTGAACACGAGCATCGGCATGGCGATGACGAGCGCGGAGGTTGATGACACTTCGATCACGGTTGCGGCAAATGTTTGCGACGAGCAGGTGCAGATTCTGCCAGCGTCGCCGGTAGTCTACGAAAACCGTTACGAGGCTAACGGCGTGATCATTACGAGCGCAGCGCCGGATGAGAACATCGGCAAGCTACTCAGCGCAATGGGCGGTATGATTGCTTACTCCGGCGGCAAGATAGTCGTATATGCAGCGAGCTATCGCACGCCTACCGTTACGCTTTCCGAGAAACATTTCGTCGGCCCACTCAACGTGCAGACTCGGATCAGCGCACGCGATCGCGTTAACTCGGTCAAAGGCGTTTACGTTAGCGAGTCGAACGACTGGCAGGTCACGGACTTTCCAGCGGTCACATCCGCGACCTACGTCAGCGAGGACAACAACATCGTTTACTTCCGCGACGTGGTGTTGCCGTTCACGACTTCGCCCTCGTGCGCTCAACGTCTTTCGGTGATCGAGTTGCGCCGCGCTCGCGAGGAGATTACCTTCAGCGCACGCTTCCGATTAGAAGCAATGCAGGTTCGCGCAGGCGACACGGTGATGATCACGAACGCAAAACTTGGCTGGAGCGCGAAAGTGTTTGAGGTAATCGAGTGGCACTTTGCAACCGAGGGCGAACCACCGTTGCTCTACGTTGACATGACGCTCAAAGAAACCGCGTCGACCGTTTACTCGTGGACGACGGCAGACGAGATTTACGTCGCCGATGCGCCTAACACGAACTTGATCGACCCGCGTAATCCATCGGCTCCGACCTCGCTCACGCTAACGGCGAACGGCACGACGCAATTGATCCAAGAGGACGGCACGGTAACCTCGCGCATCAAGGCGAACTGGGTCGCACCGAGCGACGAGTTCATTCAGTCCGGCGGCATGGTCGTGATGGAATATAAGCCGAGCGCCTCGACGACTTACATCACATGGTCGCGCAACGAAGGCACGGCGACCGAGGATTTCATCAGCGGCGACATCAAGATCGGTCTGACCTATAACGTCCGGCTTTATGGCGAGAGTTACTTCGGCGTTAGCACAAGCTACCTGACCGGCAGCGTGAACGTGACTGGCAGCACGACCGCGCCATCGGCTCCCGCTAATCTAGTAGCAGCATCAGGCGCGGGACTGATCGCGCTCGACTGGGACGACAACACGGAGCCAAACATTTTTACTTATTATTTATATCGAGCCACGACGAATAATTTTGCGGCATCAACAACGATCTGGAACGGTTTCGCCAGCGGTCGAAACGATGTCGTGATCACGGCCAGCACAACCTTCTTTTATTTTGTGAAGGCAGAGGACACGCTCGGCAATTTATCAGCGGCGTCAACCGTGGCTTCAGCGCAAGCGAGCGCGGCGGGATCAAACGGCGCGAACGTCGCCTTTGCTTTTCTTTATCAGCGCAGCGCGACGCAGCCAGCGCAGCCAGCGAGTGCGCTAACCTTTACTTTCTCGACCGGCTTGCTCAGCGGATCGCTTGGATCATACACGCAGACCGTTCCCGCAGGCACTGATCCAATTTACGTTTGCACGGCGACTGCATCTAGCACGAGCGCGACCGATACGATCGCGGCAGCAGAGTGGGCGACTGCGGTGATCCTCGCGGAGAATGGCGCAGCGGGTGCGGCGGGTGCGGCAGGATTGAACGTCGCGTCGGCTTTAATTTATCAGCGCAGTGCA